GCCCGCCCGGGAACGAAAAAAAGACGGCCCGCCGACGGAGAAAACCCGGTCGCCGACGGAAAATCCAACGTCCGCGAACGGGAAATAGACCGTCCGCCATATAATGTATGCGCGCGAATGAATAATACAAGCAGTAATGAATTACAAGCCTTAAAATTACAAGCTTCTAACAATACCCCCTTACCCCCTAAGCCGAGCTTGCCTGATTTTCTCGACCCTAATCTTTGGGAGCAATACCTAGCCTACAAGAAAGAGCGCAAAGAAAAGCTAAGCAAGCAAGGCATCGAAATGAAGTTTAGCGAGTGGGCTAAGTGGGCGAGCGAGGGTATAGACGTCAATGCCTGCATCAGGGAAGCGATGGCGAACGAGTGGCAAGGAGTATTCAGGCCTAAAACGCAAAAAAGGCAAACAGAGCAACAAAGCGTAGATTATGACGACCTAGCGCGTTTCGGCTTTAGAAGCAGTGACGCGATAGAGTGCGAAATACTAGAACAAGGAACAGATTATGGCGATAGATAGGGTCGAGTTGATAATGCAAGCCGTGGAGTGCAATAAAGTCCAAGCGATGATTTACGAGGACGAGATTAAAGACATTCCCGATAGCCGGCTTATGGATTTTTTAAAATTTAGGCTGCAATTTTTGGAGCGCTACGTAAGCAAAGAGCTAGCGATGAAAAAAGCTATCGTCGCGTACAAAACCATCCTTGTAAAAGAGGCGATAAAGCAAGGCAAATACGCCTTTGATAGCATTGAGGCGATGATCGATTTTATCAGGCAAGCTTACAAAGGGCAGGAGTTTTGCTACGGGGTGCCGCCGTTTTTCGACGTAGTAAGGCTTGCCATAGACGAGGACGGCGACGTTATAAATAAATTTTCCGTAAATAGCTACGGTAAACACCCTAAGCTAAGCGGCGAGGATACGCAGGCGGTGTTTGAATGGCTGTTTAATCATCAATACCGCATAGGCGAGGTTAAATTTATCAGCGTAGAGAATTCGGACAGATACCAAGCTAAAAAGCAAGAAATAGAACTACGCGAAAAAGGGCAAGATCAAATCATCGACAAGATAAACAAAGACTCGGACGCGCCGTTACCTATCAGCCCTAAAGTCGGCGCAATGCTAGCGATAAGGACGGCGGTATGAAACTAGAATTTAGACCAAACGGCAGAGGGAACTTTTACGACGTGCTTTTAGTAGACTTCGAAAGCGGAGAGGTTGAAATACTCGTCGCAGGCGGCAGGGAATGCAAGAGGCTAAGCGAGGGCTGGCTAAGAGTAAAAGGCGACCAAGGGAGGCTATTTTGATAGCTAAATTTAACCGCGCGCCTTTACCTTTTCAAGGGCAAAAAAGAAATTTCGTAAGGCTGTTTAACGAGCTTATTAAAGACGAATTTAGCCGTTACCGAAACGGGATATTTATCGACGCGTTCGGCGGCTCCGGGCTACTAAGCCACAACATAAAACAGATCTATCCGAACGCTCGCGTAATATACAACGACTACGACGGATACTACGAGAGATTGGCACATATTAAGGAGACGAACGAAATCTTACGCGCGATAAAACCTATTTACGAAAAATACGGCAAAGGTAGATCGATAAGCCCCGAGGATAAAGACGAGATAACGGAGATCTTAGATGATTTCAAAAACAAAGGCTTTTATATCGATTGGCTGACGTTTAGCTCCGTTTTGTTTTACGGCGGGAGCTATGCGCATAACGAGGCTGAATTTAAAAAAGAGAAAAGATTTTTTTCGAGAGTCAAGGGCTCCGTACCGCAGTATAGCGCTAAAGGTTATTTAGAGGGCGTAGAGATAGCCCGCAAAGACGCAATGGAACTAATAAAAGAATTTGACGGGCAGGACGTCGTATCGGTTTTAGATCCGCCGTATCTGCAAACGGATAAGACTGGGTATAAATGCTTTTGGGGGTTAAGGGATTTTTTAAAGCTGATTAGGCTAGCGCGCGAGCCGTTTATATTTTTTTCAAGCGAAAATAGCGACATATTGCCGTATATCGACGATAGGATAGAGTGCGGCGACGAAGTTTTTAAGGATTACAAAATAAAGCAAGCTAGTCTTAGCAACGGCGCTAAGTCTGATTATATGATTTACAAAAGCAAGGGAGGGGCGCTGTTTTAATGATACCCAAATACGAAAACACCCTAGCGTATGCAAAAGCTACGGGGCAAGTGCCACTGGAAGATTGGGAGATGAAATTCTTTGCCGACTGGCTAAGGGTAAATAAAATCCCATTTACGCACGTAGCAAACGAAAGAGTAGCTAGCGTGCAATACAAAAAGAAACTAAAGGCAATGGGAACTAGCGCAGGCTTTCCCGATATGCTCGTATTTTTGCCGAGCAAGATCGTATTTGTCGAGATGAAGCGCGCAAAAAAGAGCCTAAGCAGGGTATCGGACGAGCAAGAGGATTGGGTAGATACTATCAACTGCTACGGCTACGCAAAAGCGAAAGTTTGCTACGGCTCGGGCGAGGCGATAGATTTTATCAAGAGTGAGATAGGGAGAACGCGCTGATTGAAATACGACGTCGATAAATTTTATGCGTTATCGGAGTTTTTTAATGACGACTTCCGTCTTATGGCGTGCGTAATATCGCTAAAAATCGGCATCGAGCCGAAGCGGGCATATAAAGACTTAGAATTTGCCAGATATAAGCCCGAATATCTTGACGCGTTAGAGGGCGTGCGTACCGAATTTAAAACCGATCCGATGAAACCATATAAAGAAGCCGTATTAGCTACAATCCCTAAAACGGACGTTATCTTTAGCCGCGACGACTTCGCAAACATTGAGGCGTATAGCGTATTTGAAAAGTCGTACGACAAAAGCGGCGCAAAGCTAAGAAATAAAACTAAACGCCCGCGTAGGGTTAAAAAAGAACAACTAGAGTTTAAATTTTAAGGGGAGCGGGTGGCGAAGCTATCAGGGCAGGTAAGGAAATTAATAATAGCCGACCACTTGACGGGCAAATTTTCGCAAAGAGAGTTGGCTAAAAAATACGATTTATCCACCAGCACGATAAATAAAATTACAAAAGGGGTGGAAGCCAAAAACGAACACCTAGTGAACGCCCAAGTAGCGTTGCTGTCGGCAAGAGAAACATTACCGCCCGAACAAACGAACGCGATCGCGAACGCTGCGAGAGACGAATTTTATAATAGGCGGCTAATCGAAAACGCCACGCAAAAAAACCTAGCAAAAATTACTGAAATGCTAGACAAAAACACCAAATACGAAAAGGTGGGCGTCGGCGACGGGGTGCAAAATTTTGAGCCGGTGGAATTAAACGCAAACGACTTCAAAGCTTTGCAAGACGCGATAGATAAAGCCAGCCTAACGCTCGGCGTTAATCCCCGCTTTTCAAAGACTACGATAAACAACGCAAACGTAAGCCAAGAAGCACAAATTCAACAAATCGTGATAAGCAAAGATGAGTAAACTAGAGGTCAAGCTGCTACCGCATCAATACGAGCTATTAGCCGATACGAGCACAAAAATAATCGGCTTAGTCAGCGGTTACGGCGCGGGGAAAACATACGCCGCGGTTAGAAAAGCCTTACAGCTAGCGTTTTTAAACCCGGGTTGCGTAGGCGTTATAACCGAGCCTACTTATCCGCTCTTGCGCGATATACTATTCGGCGATCTTGAAAATGCGTTAATTGAGTGGCGCGTGCCTTATAAATTTAACAAATCAAGCGCGGTATTTACCCTGGACGTAAACGGCGCAAAAACGCCTATTTTATGCCGTAGTATGGAAAACTGGGAGCGACTTATCGGCATAAACGCCGCCTGGATAATATGCGACGAGTTTGATACGTCAAAAACCGAGATCGCGCTAAAAGCTTACGAGAAGCTACTAGGACGCTTAAGAGCGGGTAACACTAGGCAATTTATCATCACGACGACGCCCGAGGGCTTCCGCGCCACGTATCAAATTTTTATAGAAAAAGGCGGCGAGGCCAAACGGCTAATCAAAGCAAAAACTGCCGATAATAAATATCTGCCGCCCGATTTTATCGACACGCTAAAGGAACAATACCCCGAAAATTTGCTTAAGGCGTATTTAGAGGGCGAATTTGTAAATTTAACCAGCGGCACCGTGTATAGCTACTTTAGCCGCGACACTCACGCAAGCGCGGAGATTATCAAAGAGGGCGAAACGCTACACGTCGGCGCGGACTTTAACGTCGGCGGCTGCATAAACGTAGTCTGCGTAGAACGAGCGGACGAAAAAGGCGTAATAACCACGCACGCGGTAGATGAGGTTATTAGTTACGACACCTACGCTATGGCGCAGACGCTAAAAGATAGATACAAAGGACACAAAATCATTATTTACCCCGATGCTAGCGGGCAGAATAGAAAAACCAGCGCGAGCGAAACGGACGCGCAAATTTTAAGAGGCGCGGGGCATTTAGTATTCGTGAATCACTCAAACCCGAGTATCAAAGACCGCGTAAATTGCGTAAATAATCTATTCGATAAACGCCGCTTGCTCGTAAACGTCGCTAAATGCCCGAATTTAACAAAGGCGCTAGAGCAGCAAGCGTGGGATAATAAAACCCAGCTACCCGAAAAAAGCGACGCCCACCCCGCAAACGACGACTACAACGACGCGCTAGGTTATTTGGTCGCGTATAAATACCCGATAGCCGCGCGAGATTACCAAATCAAGACGGTCGGCTTTTAGTAGTAAAATGCAAAGAAAAAAGGTTTTTTATGGCGGTAAATGCAAAACATCCCGAATATTCTAAAAATTTAACCAAATGGCAGCTAATGCGCGACGCGCTAGCAGGCGAGGTGGCAAAAGAAAAATACGTACCTAAATTAAGCGATCAAGAAGCG